ATGGTGATAAAGCAGATACGTTAGTTACACTTGCATTAGCAATATTGTTTGCTGGTATATTACTATCTAAATTAGTAGCACTTAACTTACCTGTTCCTGTAAGACTGTTTGCAAATGTTCTTTTAATTGTTCCCATAGTTTTAACTCGTTGTTATTGTTGAAGCAGTAGCGGCTACTGTTTCGCCTGTAAATTCTTCTGTTGTTGTTACTCCAGCACCTCTTAAACCACCACCAACAACTGCTGATGTAGAAATACCAAATCCAGCTGCATATCCTCTTTCACTAGCCAATTGAGGTGCAGTCACAAAACTTGTTCCATTATATAATTGTGAATTTGCTACTCCACTTGGAGTACCCCCATTACCTCCACTTGTAAATAAAGCAGAATCTGAATTTGCACCTGCAGCACTAGCACCTTTTGTACCTACAACTAATGATCCTGTGGTTGTAAAAGAAGTTCCATCATATTCTTCTGCTGCTGTGTTAGTAGGACTATTTCCACTACCAGCAAATATAGCAGATGTTTGTGTTCCTGCTGCAGTTGCAGCAAATCTGGCAGTGTTTGCATTATTACCAGTTGTCCAAGTAGATCCATCATATTCAAAAGAAGTATTTGTTGTGTTAGGTGCACCTGGTTGTGTTAAACCCATTGCAGCAAGAGCTGCAGTTTGAGTTCCGCAACTTCCTTGAGAAACTCTATTAGATGGTAAATCGTTTTGTTCACTCCAAGATGTTCCGTCATATTCTTCTACGAAGGCTTGTGCACCTCCACCGTATGCAGAGTCTGTACGTCCACCAACACAAAGTGCAGCTGTTTGTGTTCCATTACCATTAGCCATTTCATATCTTGCAGTTCCCATATCATTTTGTTCTGACCAAGATGTACCATTATATTCTTCAGTTTTTCCTGTTTCAACAGGACCATAACCACCAAATGCCAAACCTGCAGTTAATGTTCCGGCACCAGCCATTTGATATCTTGCTTGATTTAAAGCACCACCACTTGCCCAAGCGCCAGATGTTGTTACATTTATTGATAAGTTGTATTCTTCGGTTACTGTTGTTACACCAGGTTGTGTAAAACCACCAAAAGATAAAGCACTTGTTGTTCCACCAGCTCTACCCATTTCAGCTCTTGCCGTAGCTAATGATGTAGAAGATGTTGTCCAAGAGGTACCATCATAACTTTCAGTTGCATTTGATTTTGCAGGTGAACTAATAAGACCTCCAAATGCTAATGTAGCTGATTGAGTACCTGACGACCTTAAAAACATTCTAGCAGTATTTAAACTTCCTCCTGATGTCCAAGCTGTACCATTATATTCTTCAGAAACGCTAGTATATGGGTTACCTCCAGCAGCGAGTGCAGCTGTTTGAATACCTGAAGCACCTAAAGCATATCTTCCTGTTCCCATATCTCCACCAGCAGTCCAAGATGTTCCATCATATTCTTCGGTTTTACTTGTGTTTCCTATACCACTAAAAGCCAAACCTGCTGTTTGAGTACCTGCTCCACCCAATCTTTGTCTACCAAAATTTAAAGGATTTGAACTTGTCCAAGTAGATCCATCGTATTCTTCAGTTTGTGTTTGTTGTTGTGATGGTCCAATTCTTCCTCCAAAAATAACTGTAGAAGTTTGTGTACCAGCACCATCAAACTCTCTCCTTGATGTGTTTATATTACCACCATTAGCCCAACCTGAACCATTATATTCTTCTGTTTTATTTTGGTCTCCTGTACCATCAATATATCCTCCTGCACCTATAGCAGCTGTTTGTGTAGATGAACTTGCACTTGCTAATAATCTTCTTGCTGTAGTCAAAGGCGCTCCACTACTCCAAGCCTCTATGGGTAAATATCCCTTTAAAACACCTTCAGTAGTGTTATACCAAATATCACCAGTTGATGCTGGCGTTGGGTCACTTGCTACGGATTGAATTGTATCGCCTAAAGATGGACCAAAAGTAGTAATATTGGTAAGTGAGTCATTGTTGACGTTAGACGCTGGTACTGTACCTGAAAGGTCAGTAGCGTCAAACTTACCATCACTTAAAATGTTGTTGGCGAGATTTCTTTTTAAAGAGCCCATGCTTTAGAACTCCTATGTGTTTATCGGTAGATATTTAACTGTAATTTCAGCGCCACTTACTGGTGCTGTTGCAAAAGTTAATGTTGTGCTTGAAATTGTATAATCGTCTGTTGGTGTTAAAATAATACCGTTGACATCTACAATTACATCATCAACTGTTCTACCAGAGTTGATTGTTAATGTCGTTGTAGAACCATCCCCTGTACCTGTCGCTTTTCCATAAGTTAAAGTCGTTTGAATACCTGATGATTTTACCTGTGTAACAGCGCCGTCTTCTAATCCGTTTGTTCCTATTCGTGTTAAAGCCATTTCTATATCCTATATTAAGATTATTGTCTTTATACTATTTATAAGATTAAGTTTATGGAAATATGTTAAATGCAAGTGGTTAGTGGTGTGGAGGTATAACCACTTGCATGACTATTTATAACGTTTTAGTGTTATAAAATTAATGATGTTATTTAAACTGTTTTCCAGTAACCCAAGCAACTAAAGAATTTCTTTCTCCTTTTGTTACAGGCTTAACTTCATGCAAAATATAAGATGGAAATAATACTAATGTTCCTTGTTCTTTTTTCATTTCTGTACCTTTTTCATCTTCGTATAAAAATAATTCTCCACCTTCATATTCTTTAGGGTCAGTAAGTTGAATTGATAATGATAGTTTTCTTATTACAAAATCTAAAGTTCTATCAATATGTTTTCCATATTTATCTGATGGTGCTTTATAATTAGTAAATTGTAATCCCTCATTTAAACCATGAAGATCAAATTGAAAAAACCTATCATTAAGATTTAAAACTATATCTGTAATTCTTCTATATACCCAATCTAAATTATCTTCAGGATATAACCAAGTTATTTTACTTGATCTGACATCTGTTTTATTTTTAGTAACACCTTTAATTAAACCTTTATTTTTTGCAGTTTTAATTATTTTTTCACATTCTTCTGGTGTAAATGCTTTTTCCCAATAAGCAAAAGTATAAAGTTTATCTAAATAAAAATTCCAAGATGGATTATTAAATTTTTTCACATCAATAATTATTTATTATATTAAATCCCAAGTTTGATTTTGTTCGTTCCAAGTGTAATAATTATTATTATCAATTTGTTCTTGTGTTAATTCTGGTCTTGCGACAGGTGGATCCCATCTACAAGTGGTTTCGTTTAATGTCCAACTGTTAAAAGGTTTAGGTGGAATAAAAGCATCTCTGTCTTCATCATAAGTCATACCTACTCCAGCAAAATTTTTTCTAATGTTTCCATTATAAGATGTTTGTTTCCAAACTGCCCAACCGGTTGATTGAGTTAAAAAATCAATTCCAATATTTTCTTGTTCTACACCATTACTATCGTGTAAAACTTCATTTTTTACTACTTGAACTTGAAGTACTTTTCCATTTAATCCTATTTTTGCAAAGTGTGCCATTACGCTGTGTAACTCCCGTTTCCTGTAAATGTTAAAACTGTTTTACCACTAACTCCTGTGGCAACTGTTGGACTTCCAGTTGTTGTACCAGAATAATTTGCATCTGGCATACTTAAAATAACTACACCACTTCCTCCATCACCACCTGTTTGATCTGGTCCTGAACCAGAACCACCACCTCCTCCGCCACCTGTATTTGCAGTAGCATCTGAAGCATCAGTATGTGGAGTATCAGTACCACCAGCACCTCCACCACCATCTCCTCCAGGTCTTTGTGTTCCATCTACTCTAGTTGAACCACCTCCACCTCCAGCATAAAAAACTGCACTTCCTGTTATTGAATTAGATGTTCCATCTCCACCATAAGAGTGTCCATCGGTATTACCAGCTTCTCCAGCACCTCCACCACCTCCACCACCTCTTTGAGGTGAAGTTGCACCAGCACCACCATCATTTCCTTGACTTGGAGATGTACTAGGTGTGTTTCCTGATCCACCTGGACTTGGCATAGTAGTTCCTCCTCCACCACCACCAGAGCCACCAGTTCTTGAATTTTGTCCTCCACCTGTACTTCCACCACCACCACCAGAAGATGTTATAGTAGTTATACCTGTTCCTGAAATAGAAGAATCTGAACCATCAGCACCCGAACTAGATGGTCCACCACTACCTGCTCCACCAGCACCAACTGTAACATTATAAGTTGTTCCTATAGTAAAATCTTGTGTTGAGGTTCTATAACCTCCAGCTCCACCTCCACCACCATCATCTTGTCCGCCACCACCTCCACCAGCGACAACTAACATTTCTACTGAATAAGATGTTATAGATTCATCAGTAACATCATCATCAGATGTTGGAATCCAACCATTTGTTGCACCTGAATAAACTATTCTTACTGATTGACCATTACCATCATAAACAGGATTTTCAGTACCACCTTGAAAATTTAAACTATTTAAACTTAATGTAACATTATTTGTTGCCCAAGTTCTAGCATAGTCAGATAATTCTATTGTATCTCCAACACTTGCTGAACCTGGTAAAGTAACTGTAACTGTTCCTGATGTTGTGTCTATCCAATAACCTTTACCTGCCTCTACTGTTAAACCTGTAGAACCATCAGCAACAAAAATACTTGATTGCCAAGATGTGCCTGTTTCAATAGTAGTTGAACCACCTAAAGAAACGGCTGAACCATTTATAGTTACTGAAGAATTTGCTAACTTAGCGTTTTCTACAGTACCGTCTGCTAGTTTAGCGTTTGTTAATGTACCGTCTGCTACATCAGCAGCACTTATAACACCATCAGCGACTTTATCGCTTGTAATAGCGTCATCAGCGATTGAATTTGATTTGATTTTACTAATTGCCATAGTTGTTTCTCTCTACTATTATTTATACTATTTATTCATCTGTATCCGTTGAAGGATTGTAATTTTTTGCGTCATTAAACGTTGTTATTGTTGTTGTAAATCCAAAATCATCATTCGCATCAGCGCTTGTTGGATTTGGAGTAATTGTAATTCTTTCTTCTCTTGTTGAAACTGGCGTATCTGTGTATAGATCAGATTGTACTTCTTTAATAGTTTTTTGAGTAGTCGCCGGTCCAAATAGATAAGTTTTTGCGGTAAAGTTAAGTGTATAGATTACCGCTCTACGAGTTGTATAATCGCCACTATAACTATCTTCATAACTTACGTCATTGAGTATAATCGGTACATCTCTTTTAATGTCTAATTCTGGTACTGCGATAACTGTCACAGTATAATCAGGTTGAAAGAAAGGAAGTATTTGTTCTACAATTTGTAGACCTGATTCCGCTGTCGCTGTAAAGATATTTAATGTATAAGATATATTATAAGGAACAGGTGTGTAATTATAATTCATTACTTTACCTTCCTTATCTGTTTTAACAGTCTTGTACTTTTGAACTCTTGTTAACTTACGAGCACCATCATATGAGATACCAGATATTTCAAAACTCATTCTTGGTAATGTAAT